GAACACTGATATAATTAAATATGAAAAAGAATAAAGTGGTAAAAGGTAGAGGTAACGAAGTTCTAGAGGAAAATGATCTTGATTATTTAGCTAGGTTTGCATGTCTAATGGTTGGTGTAAATGTAGCGGCAGATGCTGCTGAACGTTTAGGTATGGACCCAGATAAGAATAATAAATGGATCAAGCCTATGGTTTTTCAAAAGTATATCGACGAACGGTACGAAGATATGAAGTTTAATATTAAGCGAGGTGTTTTAGATGGGAGAGAAGATGCGTCATATTCCTGGTAGTCAATTTATTAACAGAACAACCAGGTACGGTAAATTTCTCAAGAAAGGTGTTCGCTATAAGCTGCTTAATATTAAACCTAGTAGGGGTGAAGATGGCAGCTTTCTGTACATATTCGATACAGGAGAGGATCAAAAGGAAATTACTTTCGCATCAACGAAAGAAGCAGATGAGTTTTTATCGAACTTTGTTATCTAATAATACTCGCCGTATACATCAGTATCATTCTCCGACATGTCGAACACTTCATTCTTACTAAATGAATCAGCATCATACTCGTCGTAGTTCTCCTGCTTAGGCAGAGACTCTGGATTAGCTCCACCTGATAACCTACCTGCAAAACTATCTTCATAGATCTGATCATTACCTGAGATGCCAACACTTAAGGTGGCATCATCAGGGTGATCACCAACGAATAATGGATCATCACCTGCAAGTAAACCGTCACCACCATGCGTTGTTAGGTATTCTGGTCCTATAGATGTGAATGTTATACCAGGCTCGAAGCTATAATCATAACGCTTAGCCTTAACTAAGAATACATAGTGACCAGCTAGCGGGTTTATTTGTGCGATGTCCTCATCTAACTTTTCTGTTATTTCAAAATACTTAGGTTGTCTATTCGATGGCCTGTCACTACCAAATTCTGAAAGCTGGAATATATCACCAGCTTTAGGTTCGATTATATTATTCTGAGTCTCCCATAAACCCTCAGCTGTTAAAGAGCTGAATGCGGACTCGAAGGCCTGTATATGTATAAACCCTGTAACCTCATCATCACTAAGAAACCCGAACTGACTCAAGGTTATAGCATTATCATTTAAGTTTATGCCCATTACAAACTCAACCGGCGGTGCAAATTTCTTAGTAGGTTGCTCACCGTATAAGTTATCAGCTGATAATGTATTGAACGTATTGACATAGTATGTTGTTTTAACACCAAACTGATTAATAAGCTCCCGCCACCAGTTATCAAACAAGAGACGCTCACTATCTTGGTTAGACTTATCAGTAAATCTCCAACATGTCTGATCGTCCTGAACTAATCCGGGGAACGGGTTGTTATTATAATCGATACTCATCTACTTCTTTAGTATAAATGTGTTGTTTTTAGGATTGTAGGAAATAGTAATACCAGTCTTACCTAGCTTCTGCTCACTATCCTTATGCGGTACGATGTTATATGTGTCTCTAATATACTCTAAATCCTTGTTATTACACACACATGTACCTGGATGCTCTTTTAACCTCTCAATATTTTGATTCTTTGAGTGATCTGTCTTATACATATCTGGTACAAGATTGAGTTTCTTCCTCCTATACGAATGATGTGTGTCCGTAAATCCATGACCTCTATGCCTTGGTCCACGGCCGGAGAAGAAGTTAGCGAAGCTTTTCATATTTATATTTATACAAAAAAAAGCTGTAACCTAAGTTACAGCCTTTTTTAGTCTAGTTTTTTTTATTTGATATTAGTCGAAAAGTGAAGCACCTACTTTGTTAGCTTTAGTAGCGTGTACTTTATTTGACCCGGCAGCAACCTTAGTAGGATGCCCTTTCTTCTGATTTACGAGTGGCTCGCCAAGATCTTCATCAGCAACACCTTGCTGCTTCTTAACTGCTCCAGTTGCTGTACCGCCAGTAGCTTTACCAGTTACTGTTGATTTAACTTTGTTTGAACCAGCACCAACTTTACTCAGTTGACTGTCTTTTTGATTTACAAGAGCGTGACCAAGGTCCTCAGCATCAACAGCTTCGTCCATTGTGTCGTCTTCTTCATCATCCATGTCAGCCTCTTCCATTTCTTCGTAGTCTTCAGCTTCTGCATCATCGGCTTCTTCGCCCATTGCAGCTTGGAGTAGATCACAAAGGCCCTTGGCCATATCGCGGTCGATTGTAATGGTAATGTCACCAGCGTCTTCACCTTCAGCGGTATCTTCTACCTCATCCACTTCAATGCCGAGAGCGTCTAGCTCTTGGTCGTCGCCCATAACTTCTTCAAATAGTTTATCAAATGTTGACTTCATATTATTATTTATAGCTACCTTGTATCTTTTTGCAAGCTTTTCGTCAAATTGTTCTGCAGAGAAGTTATCCGGTGTATATAGGTTACCATCTTTGTCCTTCTTTTTCATCTTCTTTGGATCTATAGCTGGCTCGAAGCCATCAATCTCTGCGATATCTGAGGTCATCTTATTTTGAATATCCTCAGCTTGTTTACTATCAGCATCGACCGCTCCTGGCCCTGCTTTAGTACCGAAACTCTTAAGACCACCCTGCATGCATCCTGTATCAGCAGCCTTTTTCCGTACGTCTTTCGACTCTTTAATTAGGGAATCTTTATATACATCCCAAATTTCGGTTAGATTTTTATGTTTTGACATGTAAATATTTATTCGATGGCTGATAAAAATAAACAGATTTATATGAATAACCCTAATCTACCCAGTAAAGGGTCGGTTTTTGAGTATTCCCCGCAACAGATTAAACAGCTTAAAAAGGCATCTAGGAACCTTTTATACTTCGCTGAAAGCTTCTTTCATATTATTTCACTTGATGAAGGTAAGCAGAAAATTAAACTACACCCAGCTCAGAAGCGCGCTCTGCGGAAGATGAGGGATAATAGATTCTTTATATTATTAGCATCTCGTCAGATAGGTAAGACTACAATGATGACGATATATGCACTATGGATAGCATGCTTTAATAAAGATCAGAAGATACTTGTTGTAGCGAACAAGGAGGGTACTGCTATCGAGATCATGCAACGTATAAGAATGGCATATGAAGAGTTACCTAACTGGCTTAAGCCTGGTGTTGAAGAGTATGGAAAGACAGCTGTTACATTCGCTAACGGTACACGAATAGGTATATCTACTACGACCGGTACAGCTGCTCGTGGACAATCTGTAAACTGTCTAGTACTAGACGAGCTTGCCTTCATTGAACCTCACTTAGTTGATGAGTTCTGGAAATCGGTATACCCTATTATTTCATCATCTAAGAAGTCTAAGATATTTGTAGCATCAACAGCCAATGGTACCGGTAACTTATTCCATCGATTATACGATGCAGCAGATAAGGGTGAATCTAACTGGGCATGTGATAAGATTTTATGGAACGAAATACCTGGCCGCGATGATAAGTGGAAGGAAGATATAATCGCATCTATCGGCTCTATGGAAGCCTTTAACCAGGAGTTTAACTGCGAGTTCTTAGACTTGGGTGAGAGTTCGTTAAACGAAGAACAATACGCACGGATGGTAGCGGGCTGCGAGGACCCTAAATTTATATTCGAGGAGGGTAAGTACCGATTATGGGAAGAGCCAGTTAAGGACGGTATATATATAGCGAGTGTCGATACAGCTGAAGGTGTAGGTTCTGATAGTTCGGTTATACAGATCTTTGAATATTCAGACCTAACTAAGATTCGTCAGGTAGCTATATACTCTTCTAATACCATATCACCAGTTAACTTTACTGAGAAGGTTCATGAGATATTAAAGCACTGGGGAAGCCCTCTTGCATGTATTGAAAGAAATAATTGCGGCGCTCAGGTCGTTGATAACTTAAAGAAGATTCATCAGTACGATAATATTGTATCATGGGGAGCATCTACTGCTGGTAGAGCGAAGAATCAACTAGGTATTGTTGCCCATACTAATACAAAGCAGAAAGGTGTTACTAATATGAGATACTGGCTCAACGATCTTGAGGCAGTCAACTTAAAGGATATACATACAGTAAAAGAGTTAAAAGACTTCGTAAGGTATCCGAACGGTACATGGGCGGCTAAAAGAGGTGCCGGTTACCATGATGATAAGGTAATGGCTATGTTGTGGAATTTAATCATGCTAGACGATGAATTGGTAACTAGATATTTTGAAGTACTACAGACTGATAAAAATAACAAGCCTTTAAAGATTAAGCAATTCGACTTCGGGATTAAATATTTTATGAACCCAACCTCTATATATAGTGGCGAAGGCAGAGAAGATGGTTTTAATGATACAACGCCTATTATAATAGGCAATGCTCAAAATACCGACTCTGACATGGATCAACTAATGGGGATGGGATGGACACCTTTATAATATGTCAGTACAACAATCACAGTTAAATAAGAGTAGGTTAGATAAATTCCTATGTGTTATCAACATACCTGAAGGTCTTAGGGGTATCAATGATAATAATATCGGGTCTACTGCTAATAATAAGATTAATGAGAATTCATTACAATTTTCTGTATATGGTGCGGTTGTACCTGATGTAACAGTACCTGATGTTATACTACCCTATGCAGGTCAATCATTTAAGTTATCCAGTAATACAAGACCTCCTTATGCAAACGTAACTGTTAGTTTTACTGTTGATAATAAATTTAATAACTACTGGGTCATATATAAGTGGCTGGACCTACTTAATGATGATAAGGAGTCTGTATTTGATGCAGCGGACATTGCAGACACGACCAAAGTATCATCAGAATCTCGTACTTCAGATAAAAAGCGAAATAGATCATCTACACCACCAGAGCTGTATCAATCTCTTATTACTATATATGGTATGGATGAATTTGACAAGCCTGTAGTTCAATTTGACTACACAAAAGCATTTCCAGTTTCCTTAGGTGGTATTAATTATAATTACCGAGAATCTGGTGAGATTGAAATAGAATTCGAATTTGCATTCTCGCAATTAATAGTGAAGTTACCGTAATTTTTATCCCGTCGAGCCATAAATAATATTATGGCACGTACAATTCAATCACCAGGTGTAGAGATTAATGAGATAGATCTATCTCTTAGACCTAACATACCTGCAGGCACCACAGTTCTAGTCCCAGGCTTTTCAGATAAGGGCCCTACAGATGAAGTTATTCAAGTAACGAGCGCAAGTGAGTTCGAGCAAATCTACGGATTGCCTACTACACCAGCAGAACGCTACTTCTATCACTCAGTTAGACCACTCTTCAACTCACCAGCTAATATTATGGCGTATAGACTGCCATACGGTGATGATAAAGGTCAAGGGTTCGGTAACACATACGGAGCACTTGCATACCCTGCAGCTGGTGTTGCACTATCCGGAAAAGGTGTCGATCTGGAGACATACACACAACCAACTTCAAGTAACTCAAACGGTGATGAAGTAGATGTCCCCGGTGTATATGTACTCGGTAAGCCCTACCACATGGAGTTGACTCAGGAGCAATACTTCCAGGTACTTCAAAATGAAGGATTCGAATGGTCGAACGATATGTCCCCACCGCCAGACTCATACGCAAGTCTAGGTAACGCTGCAGTAGTTGTTCTTAATAAGGGCCAGACGACAGTTAATAGCCGGTTTGAAGGATACTACATCGGTCTTGCAGATAATACTAACTTAAATGACGCAACAGACTTCGATGCTATATTAACGGCCGAAACCGTAGCTACTAGCGCCACTGTTACATCTAACTACCTAAGGCTACCAACCCAGAGATTAAACTTCACATTATCCGGTGCAAATGATGCAACGACTAACACGTTCGGTCAAGAGACTGACAGTATATCCGAAATCATGGAAAATCTCACAGAGTTCGATATTGCAACACCGCAATACGACGATGTACTATCAGTTGGCTTATTTAAATTAAGACAATCAGTATTTGCTGCTGACGTTATCAAGCTCGATTACATCTTATCTGAAAACTATGTTGGTTCATTTGATTTCCATAGACAACGACAGAGCCAGCAAGGTGGTGCTCCTCAGAGCTTCTTCTTAGGATTTA